TCTCCAGCGTAGAAGCTGCGTGACACGTTGGCGTTTGCGGCCACGATCACAATGTTCATCGAGCGGTCCTCATTCTGAGCAACCTCTTTGCCATCCACGAGCATACGGAACACGCCGCCACGGATAGAGATACGTTTACCAGCGGCACCACTGCCGCCCATCAGGGCTTTGGTGGTCTCATCAAGTTCGATGTTGCGCAGGTGTGCGGGCAGGGTGTTGCCGCCTTTGGAAAACAGGGTCAGTTCACTCATCATTAACTCCTTTGGTGACGGGGGTGATTGCTACGGGCGTGGTCATGGCTGCAATGTCTGCGCGTTTGAAGCGCACCTTGTTGCCAACACGGAAGTGCGGAATCTTTCCTTCACGCACCATCGTGTACACGGTCTGGCGGGAGACGCGCAGGAAATCTGCGACCTCCTGAACAGTCATATTTTCATTCTGCACTTAGCTTCTCCTTATGGTAACTGCGTACCGGCTATCGACATTCATGTTGGGGGGCAGCATGTCGGGGTTCTCTTCAAGTAGTTGCTTCATTGCGGTCTGACTGACACGCTTCTCAAGCAGGTCAGGCATGTTGTGCTCCATAATGAATTTGTGCATGGAGTTCCAATCGCTCGTCCAGTAACGGGTCTTCACTGTGCGAATGACGGTTCCATGTTGGGTCTTGAGGCTATCAGCGCCAATGGATTTGCACAGGTCAAGCAACTTGCCTTCCAGCATTTCCATCTGCTCTTTGATCGCCCCGTCTTGCTCCTCATACTCGCGTAAGAGGGTGCTTCTCTTGTCACGCATCTTGATGTAGACGGTGACGAGTTTGTCTACCGATATGTCTTCGGTCATGGCTTACTCCTTCTTCTCTGTGGTTGGGATAATAACGTCAAATTTTACAATGTCAATAGCTCCTTAACTCAGTAGTTCCCCGTAGAGGTCCACGATCTTGTTATGGATGAGCACCTTGGTTTCGAGCATGGTGTACATCCGCTTCTCAACCCCACTGCCTTGCAAGTGGACGACCACCGAGGGGTTCTTCTGTCCTGCGCGATGCACACGTGCGTTGCATTGCAGGTAGGTTTCCACGGACATCACTGGGCTCCAGTACACAATCGTGTTGGCTGCGTGGAGCGTGACACCGTGTGATGCGGCTTGCGGTTGGATGACCAGCACCTGTGGGTCTGGCTTGGTCTGGAACCGCTGAAAAATATCTGCCCGGTTGGCTGCGGAGATGCCGCCATGAATGACCGCTGTGCTGTACCCATGCTTCTTGAGGTCTTCAGCCACCAGCTCGATGGCATGTCTGTATGGCACAAACACCAACACCTTATGGCTTGATTCCTCAACGACCTCGCGCAACACCGCCAACCTGTTGCTGGCGTCGAACTGAACGACTTCGCCATTGTCGGAATACACCGCCCCTCCCGAGAGTTGCAGCAACTTGTTAAGGTTTGCCGCAGCGTTGACCGTGGTGATCTCCTCTCCTGCGGCTTGCACGATCAGTTGTTTGCGCAGCAGGTCGTAGTACTTGATCTGCTGTGGTGTGAGCGGCACATCTCTGAATGTGTAAGTCATCTCAGGTAGGTCGAGGCATTGCTCTTTGGTGAACCGGATGGCAGGCTGCAACACCTTGTGGATGATGGCCTGCGCGTTGGGTTTGGGTACCCACTTGAACTGCGTGACCTTGTTCATCACCATGTCCTTGAACGCACCTCCAAAGCGTGGCACGTTGCCGGGGCTGACCAGCTTGGCCAGACCATAGGCATCCACGGGCGATTGAGACGCTGGGGTGCCAGTGAGCATCCACAGCCACGTGTTGGGTGTGAGCAAAGAATTCAGCACCTTCCAGCGTTTGGTCTGCGGGTTCTTGTATGCGTTGGCCTCATCCACGACCACAAGGTCAAAGCCGCCTTTCTTGATCTCATCAGCGACGATCTCAACCCCGTCATAGTTGATGACCACAAACTCTGCCTCGCCGCTCACAATCTCCTTGCGCTTCCCAGGCTTCCCGTGGGCAACATCAACCTTGCGGTGCATGGCGAACCGAAAGAGGTCTCCTCTCCAGGCAGCATCCATGATGGACAGTGGGCAGATGACCAGCACCCGCTTGACGATGCCAAGGTTCATCAGGTAGTCCGCTGCCCAGATGACTGAGGCGGTCTTACCCGTCCCCTGCTCATTGAAACAAAACGCCCTGCGGTGGAGGGTGAGGAAAGACGCTGTGGTCTTCTGATGCTCAAACGGTTTGTTGAGTCCAGGCCATTTGTAGCGGCCTGTGATGGGTGAGGGCGCGTTGATCTTTAAGTTCCTGAGGACGATGGACTCTTCAAGCCCCCAGTTGACCAACACTCTGGCGATGCCGTCATCGTGTTCCAGTACCCTGCTCTTCGGAATCACGGTTGTGATCCGATCCGGATTGCGCACCGTCAGGAGCAGTGCCTTGTTCTCTATGATCTCCATGTACTCTCCAATAGCTTTGCACTTCAAACAGTGCGTTTGAAGGGGTCCTCCGTCTTTCCGGAGTGTCAGTCAGTTCCCGGCTGAGAAAGGGGGGCAACCGTGCTGACTGGTGTAGTTATTTACTATGAAGGGCTCTGCAAACCCCCGCGTCACCTATCACCCACACCTTACTTGGGTGACGCGCTTCAGCATTACTTCTTGCGTTCGCGCTTGCTTGTCTCTGACACCAGCTTGCGGTCGGGTGCGCGTTTGAATGAGCGGTTCTTTGACGATGGCTCAATCGTCACCCCATGCTTGTTGCTGCCGCCCTTGCTCAGGGCTACGCGGTGAGCAACGTCTTTCCCTTCACGGATGTCGGCAGTGCCGTTACCGTTGCGGTCGGGGTGCTTCTTGTCGATGGCTCGACGGGCGCGTTGGCGCTCCATCCGTGCCTCATGGGCACCATCACGCTTCTTCTCAAGCTGCCATTCGTGTTTGGGGTCACGATCAGCTTTGTTCTTGTAGGGCATCATTCGCTCCTTTCATTGTGCGGACAGATTAGCACGGGGCACCACGCCTTGCAACTAAAATTACGCTTAGGGTTGAACACCTCGGACTCATACGCCGCCTCTCTGGCCATCAGTGTGTCGTCCAGTTCCGAGAAGATGCTGTAGCCAGTCTCAGCCTTGAAGTTCTCTTTCACAAACTCTGCGCTCACCACGAACAGCAGTCCCGACTTGACCACCGTGATCATGGGGAAGTGGGCAAACACACACGCTGCCATCAGTGCAAGCTGCTTGGTGTCGGCGTACTTGGCGCTCTTGCCGGTCTTGTAGTCAATGACTCTGGCCTCGCCCTTCTCTTTGTTGATGATGATCAGATCGGCAACCCCCCGGTACCACACGTCCTTGGCAAAGAAGTCGCAGGGCATGAGCCGTCCGTCCACCTTCTTGAGGCCCATCTTGTGCTCACACAACTTGTCCCCGGGAATCGCCTTGAGCTTCTCAAGGTAGGGGCGCAGATAGGCGTACTTCTCTGGCACAGGTGCGCCGTCCCGCATGAAGTTCTCCGCTGCCAGATGCACGTCCTTGCCGTACATCATGGCTTCGCTGTCAGGCTCCTTGATATCTTTAGCCACCCTCAGGTGGTAGTACTTCTTCGGGCACTGCTCAAACAGCGTGATGCTGGAGTAGCTCCATGCAGGAGGTTTCTTCACTGGTCGCCCCTCATGTGTTTGATGGCGCTGATCATCAGCCTTGTTTCGACAATTGCGTCGAGGGCCTGCTCAATGGCTTCATCGTACTCACGATTTAGCATGTGTTTGTGCGCTTCCCTCAAGGCGTTCTCGGCCATCATGCACGGGTGCGCGTAGTCGATGAGTAAAGACGTCGTTGATTCGTTCTGTGACTTTGGCATGGAAGTGTAGGTAAAGGAGTGGGTCGGTTTCTTTGATGTGCTCTATCCAAAAAGTGACGCCTTCCCGCTTGGTAGGGATGACGCCCTTGTTCAATTGTCGCTGCATCCACATCCACCCTTGGTGGATCATCTCAATCTCAAACATCCGCTTACGCAGGCGTTCTTGGTCTCTAAAGTTTTGGCGGGCAAAGTCCTCTGGGTGAAGCACCGCCCACAGTTTGCGGTCTGGGTGTTTGAGCTTGCGCAGTGCATGAGCTTCTATCTGCCGTATGCGTTCCCGAGATACGTCAAACGTCATACCCACTTCTTCAAGCGTCATGTCGTGATTCAACCCAATCCCAAACCGCATACGCAGTACCTGGGCCTCACGTCGGGTCAGGCCATCCAGCAAGTCCTTGATGTACGCCTGCTCCTCTTTCTTTATCAGTTCTTCTTCCGGGTCCACCATCTGCGCATCAAGTTCAATGTGTGGCAGTGGGGGCATGTCTTCATCGTGGCGGTAGCCGTAGTAGTAGTACACGGACCTGATCACACTGTCTTCTGCACTCATGGTGAGCGTCCCGTGAGGAAGTGTTTTTCCTCTGCGCACCTTACTCCTTCGAGGTTCAGCAGTCGCCATAGCTCCTCCCGTATCCAGCTTCACAGTTCAGTGGAATGCCTTTGGCCCAGTCAGGCACAAACCGCATGCACTCCATGACGTACGCCATCGCTTCTTCAACCTCACCCTCGGGGGCGATACACGCCACAGCATCATGGACAGTCATCACCACCTTGTACCGCTTGGCGATCAGCAGCATCTGCTCACCAATGATGCAACGTGCCAATCCCTGACAAATGTTCTCTGTCAACTTACCACCGTACAGCTTGGTGACCCCCTTGCGCGAATCATAAATATACTGCTCTTTGCCGTCTTTGTCTCGCA